CCCGCTGATGGCTACTTTCAACGCCGTTTCTCTGATCAGCCTCAATCCTGAAGGCCGCGGAGGAATGGATAACTTCATGGCTGGCATTCGGGACCCACTGATCGCATGAACGCACTTTACATTTTCACTGCCTGCGCTCTGGTCGCTTTCTGCCTGGCATGTGCTGGGGTATGGGTTCTGGCCGGTACCGGCTGGGCCTTGCTGGCGGGGTCGGTGAGCTTCTTTGCCATCGCCGGGTTCCTTCGCCGAGGGCTGACGAGTGATTAAAACCCTATCCCAGGCATTGGGGGCTGCGGCCACCAAGCCCACAGCCACTATGAGCGAATGGTTGGGCAAGAGCATCAAGCTGTCCGATGGCGGGTTCTGGGGCGCATTTCTTGGTGCGCAGTCCAGTAGTGGCAAGTCGGTCAGCGTGGACAAGGCGATGCGCCTTTCTACGGTATGGGCTTGCGTCCGCATTATTTCGACCTCGGTGGCCGGCTTGCCGCTGAGTATTTACAAGCGGATGCCAGATGGAAGCCGCGAGAGTGCGCGGGACTTCCCGCTGTACGACGTGGTGCACACCAGTCCAAACGAGGACATGGCCGCTTTCCATTTCTGGCAAGCAGTCGTGGCGTCGATGCTGCTGTGGGGGAACGCTTATTGCGAGATCCACCGATCTGCAGGTCGCGTCATTGCGCTGGACTTCCTGATGCCCTCCCGCGTCGACCTCGAGTTTGATGATGACGGCAGGCTGCTGTATTTCTTCAGACCGCGAAAGGGTGCACGTCGAGAGATTGTGCGACAGAACATGCTGCACATCCCGGCCTTTACCCTAGACGGCCGAGTTGGCCTCTCCGCCATCCGTTACGGCGCGGATGTGTTCGGTTCGGCGATGTCTGCAGACGACGCCGCCAACAGTACTTTCCGAAACGGCATGATGCCTACGGTCGCGTTTTCGGTGGACAAGACGCTCAACCCGGCCCAGCGCGTTGAGTTTCGCGAGTACGTCAAGACGATCTCCGGTGCCTTGAATGCCGGCAAGAGCCCGGTGCTCGAGCAAGGCGTGAAGCCGGAGATGATCGGCATCAATCCTGCCGATGCCCAGTTGCTGGAGTCGAGAGGCCACAGCATCGAGGAAATCTGTCGTTGGTTCGGCGTGCCGCCCTGGATGGTGATGAAAACCGACAAGGGGAGCAATTGGGGCACAGGCCTGGAGCAGCAGCAAATCGCGTTCCTTACCTACTGCATCATGTCCTTCACGGCGCCGATCGAGCAGTGCGTGAACAAGTGGTGTATGACGGCCGTCGACCGGATCAATTTCTATTCGGAATTCTCGCTCGAAGCATTCCTGCGGGCGGACAGTTCGGGCCGCGCAGCGTACCTCAGCACGATGGCCCAGAACGGTTTCATCACCCGTAACGAAGGGCGCCGAAAAGACAACATGCCGCACATGCCTGGCGGTGATGTGCTGACGGTTCAATCGAACCTGGTACCTCTTGATCAACTGGGCAAGCAAGACGATGGCCAGGCAGCACGGGCTGCGCTGATGAACTGGCTGCACCAGCCAGAAAAGTAAATCACGGGAGCAATCCATGAAACACAAGATCCAGTCTCGCGGCCTGCGCAGCGAGATGAGCCCGCGCGCGCTCGACAAGTGGAACCCCGCGATTCAGGCGGCCGTCGAGAACACCTCGGATACCATCACGGTTTACGGCGTGATCGGGGAGGACTGGTACGGCGAGGGCGTTACGCTGAAACGGATCGATGCCGCGCTGCGGGCGATAGGCGAGCGTGATGTCACCGTCTACATCAACTCACCGGGTGGCGATATGTTCGAAGGCATCGCCATTTACCACCGCCTCCAGGAGCACAGCCACCAGGTCACCACCAAGGTGCTCGGCATGGCGGCCAGCGCTGCTTCAATCGTCTTCCTCGCCGGTAAAAAGCGTGAGGTGGCCAGCAGCGCGTTTCTCATGATCCACAACTGCTGGACCTGGCTTGCCGGCAATCGCCACTACCTTCGCGATATTGCCGCTGATATGGAGGAGTTCGACGCCGCGATGGCCGACCTCTACGCAGAGACCAGCGGGCAGCCGGCCGAGGACATGGCCGAACTGATGGACGACGAAACCTACATCCGCGGCAAGCGTGCCGTGGAACTTGGCCTGGCCACAGGGCTACTGGCGCCCAACGAGGTCACCGAGCGCGAAACCGAAGAGACCGCTCAGAACAATGCGCTCAAAGCTATGGATATCGCCCTGGCCAAGGCCGGCATGCCCCGCTCCGAGCGCCGGGAACTGTTCGCCAGTTTCAAGTCCGGTATGCCTCGCGCTGCCGGCGGGGGCACGCACAACGCTGCCCTGACCGACAAGCCCAGCGCTGTCGCGCCAGACCTCTCCGCCTCGCTGAACGCGGCAACCGACCTCCTCAATTCTCTGAAAGGAAAGTGACCATGGACTTTGAAGCCCAAGTCAAGGAACTCAACGCCAGCCTCAAGGGCATTGGCGACCAGATCAAAGCCCAAGCTGAGGCTACCGACAAACAGATCAAGGCGTCAGGCGAGATGACTGCCGAAACCCGTGCCAAGGTCGACGAACTGCTGACCAAGCAGGGTGAGCTCAATGCCCGTCTGGGCGAAGCTGAGCAGAAGCTGGTGAACGCCAGCCGTGACCGCGGCAATCAGGAGGAGCCGCAGAAGTCGGTTGGCGCCTTGGTGATCGGCAGCGAAGAAATGCAGGACATGAACTCGTCCTTCCGCGGGTCTCGCCGCGTGTCCGTACCGCGCGCGGCCATTACCACCGCAACCGGCGGGGACCTGGTGCCTGCTGAGCGTTTGGCTGGCGTCGTTGCCCCGCCTCAGCGTCGGCTGACCATTCGCGACCTGGTGGCGCCGGGCCAGACCGAGTCGAACTCCATCGAGTACATTCGCGAGACCGGATTCACCAACAACGCGCGGACCGTGGCGGAGAACACCGCCAAGCCGTACTCCGACCTCACCTTCGCGCTGACCACCGCGAACGTCCGCACCATTGCCCACCTGTTCAAGGCGAGTCGGCAGATGCTCGACGATGCCAAGGCACTCCAGAGCTACATCGACGGTCGCGCTCGCTACGGCCTGAACATGGCGGAAGAGGCTCAGCTGCTCTACGGCAACGGTACCGGTGCCAACCTGCAGGGTCTTGTGACTGTTGCTCAGCTGTATGCCCCGCAGGCCGGGCTGACGGTAGTGGGCGAGCAACGGATCGACCGTCTGCGCCTCGCGCTGCTGCAAGCAGAGCTGGCCGACTTCCCCTCGGACGGCATCGTGCTGAACCCCATCGACTGGGCAGCGATCGAGCTCACCAAGGATGGTGAGGGCCGGTACATCATCGGCCAGCCGCAGGAAGGCACCAACGCGAAGCTCTGGAATCGCCCGGTGGTTTCGACTCAAGCCATGACCCAGAACGACTTCCTGGTCGGCGCGTTCAAGCTCGGCGCACAGATCTTCGACCGCATGGAGATCGAAGTGCTGATCTCGACCGAGAACGACAAGGACTTCGAGAACAACATGGCAACGATCCGTGCCGAGGAGCGCCTGGCATTCGCGATCTACCGCGACGAGGCGTTCGTCACTGGCCCGCTGGTCACTCCTTAACTCTTCCGCAACGCGGCGCCAGAGATGGAGCCCCAATGGAGTAATCAAATGGCACGTAAACAGGAAACACCAGCATCTACGGCTGATGCGAAGGATCCGATCACCACCATTGACTTAAGCAGCGGCTCTTCTGAAACTGCCGGTTCGCCTCCTTCGGCTGGCACTGCGCTTGTCCCAGATAGCAGCGACTCAACCGACTCGGGTGTCCCGGCAGTTGCTCCAGGCCAAGCGGAAGGCTCGGGGCTGGTGCCGCCAGAAGGACAAGCAGTCGCTGGCACTGGGCCGGATGTCGTCACGGGCGATCAGGGTACCAGTCCCGGCATCGCCACAACTGACGCTGCGGGATCCGAAGACGCCGGTCAGGCTGCATCAACCTTGGCCAGAGGCAGCGCCGGCACTGATCAGGTGGCACCAGAAGAGCAGGCGGAGCCCAACCCTGCGACTCTTCAGATCTATCCGCTGCGGTCATACATGGATGAAGGCGAGCTTCGCCGTCGCGGCGGCCCGGCGTATACGGTGCCGCGCCGGCACGCTGAAGAACTGGTGCAGCGGAATCTGGCATCCCTCGAACCGCTGAAGGAGTGAGGGTATGTCGGTCATCAGCTTGACCATCGCCCGTCATCACCTTCGTGATCCAGACGATGATGACGAGTATCTTGAGCTCCTGATCGAGGCTGCAGAAGGGCAGGCGATGGACTATCTGGGCCGCCGCTTTTACGCCGACCAAGAAGCGCTGGATGTTGCGGTAGCTGTGGGTGATGCCGGCGAGCGCCCTATGGTCAGCAACAAGCAGATCAGCGCTGCCTGCTTGCTGATCCTCGGCCATCTTTATGCGAACCGCGAGGACGTTGTGATTGGCACCATTGCCACCGAGCTACCGAAAGGCTCGGTGGCTCTGCTGACCCCGCATCGGATTGGGTGGGGTATATGAGGGCCGGTCCGTTGCGTCATCGGCTGCAGGTGGCTCATAGGCATGAAGAGAGGAACAAATCAGGTGGCGCCACAGTGACCTGGCTGCCTGCTGCTCGCCCTGAAATGTGGGGAGAGGTTCGAACTCCAAGCGGTCGGGTCACAGCTGTTGCTGAAAAACTGAATGCTGTTTTGACAGCGGAAATCATCGGCAGGCCGCGCTCAGACATCGTTGCAGGATCTCGGCTCACGCGACGCGGAGTTACTTATCAGGTCGAGGCCGTTCTGCCAGACAACGACAACACCCTGATGAGGCTCTTGTGCTCATCAGTCCCCAACCCATGAGGTGAACTATGAAGATTCGAGCACTGGGCCCGCTGACGGGCGCATCTGGTGAG